CCGCGCGGCCGTGATCAGCAGGATGAGGATCAGGTCCTCACCGTTCACCGCGGCTGGTCGTCGTCCTCGCCGTCGTCGTCGTCGTCCTGGTCGTCGGTGCCGACCGCGCCGGGGCCGGGTTCGGGCTGCTGCCTGATCCCGTCGTGCCCGGTCTGCCGGGACTCCTCGACGTGCTGCTCGACGTGCTCGACGGTGTCGGCGCCGGCGGGCAGGTTGTCCGGGTCCGGGGGTTGCTGGGTGCTGGTCATGGCTGTTCGTCCTTTCGTGAGTGACAGGGGTTACTGCTCACCGTCGGATGGTTCCCAGCGGGTGCCGGTGACCTGCTCGGTGAGCGCGGACAGCTGGTCGGCGATCTGGTGCACCATCTGGTGCAGGTTGGACAGGATCGCCTGCGCGGACGGTTGCGACCCGTTCCAGATGGACAGCGGCGCGGACCAGGTCACCTTGCGCAGATGCTCGGTCTCCAGGCCCTGGTTCACGGTCTGGTGCACGTTGGACAGCACCGAGTCAGCTTGCGGGGTGGACTGGTTCCACAGGTGGATCGGGTGGTCCCAGACGGTGGCGGCGTCTTTGTCGTTGAGGGGCATGTCGTCTCCTTCGGTTCCGGTTACGACGGCGGCGACGGCCTGCAACGCGTCGTCGTCGTTCGAGTACTGCCTCAGGATCGACAGGTGTACGTGCCAGAGCGGCCTATGAGGTGGGAGTCATCCGAGGTGACCGCATAGCCACCTTGGTAATCCCACCCGCAAACCACCTCCCCGTCAGTCGATCCGTAGAACTCTCGGACGGCTTTTTTCATCCTCGCGTCGTTCTTCGCGTTGAGCAGCCGTTGGCTGACGGTGTACTGGTCGGACGCGGTGGACCAGGAGATGTCCAGCGCGCACGCGGCCTGCCCGTCGCCCTTCTTGTCCGGGGTGAGCTGCACCGAGTAATCGGAGCTCGACACTACGTCCCGGCAGCGGTGGTAGCCGTAGGTCAAGTATGAGCACTGTCGCCGATGACCCCGGCCATCTGTGCGGACGGGATCGCGTTCTTTACCGTGTTGAACAGGTTCGTGATCGCGGCTGGCGCGTACTCAGTCATTGGGCATCACCTCCCCTTCCATCCTTACTGACATTTCTGGCCACTTAGCCGCGACCCACGAACTAGCTCTGGTCCTCGGCGTCTGCACCCCGCTTGACGCGATGGCGGTCCCCGGTGTCGCGGTACACCGGCTCCGGCTCCTCCTCGTGTTGCTCGTCCTCGCCGTCCGGCGGGTAGACGTGGACCTTCGGGGCCTCGTCGTCGCGCTCAGTCATCGTCGTCGTCCTCCTTGCGGTGCTTGTCGGGATCGCCGTCGGACAGCGCGACGATCAGCATCGCCACACCACCGAGGAACAGTCCCGCCGAGAGCACCCGTGTCCGTTCCTGCTCGGGCAAGAACTGCGTGACGATCCCACCGGCCATGCACAGGGCCGCCAGATAGATCAGGCGGGCTTGGGCCTGCCACCACTTCACGGCTCATGCCGGTGGGGTGAGCAGCGACTGGACCGCCGCCGAGATCTGCGCGTCGCTGATGACGGCCGGGTCCTGCCCGGGCCGTTGCACCCCGGACGCGAGCGCGGAGGCGTAGGCGTCGCCGAAACCGGGCTGGGCGGCCATGTCCCAGGAGTGCTGCGCCTGCCAGGTCGGCGGGTCCTCATGGGATCCGGACTCGGATTCGACGGCGTAGGCGGCGGTGGTGCGCAGCGCGAAATCGTTGTCGGCGGCGAGGCTGGAAATGTCCCACAGTGCCATCCGGGTCCTCCTAGCGTTCGATGTCGGTGATCAGCTGGCCGCAGACGCCGCAGATGACGGTCGTGATCTGCTGGACACGGCCCTCGTCGTCGCGGGCGGTGAGCTCGAGTTGGATCGGGATGCCGTTGTTCTCACACTCGTCGGTGCGGCAGGTGACGGTGCTCATGCCTGCGTCGCAATCCACCATGCGGTAACTACGGTCCCGGCGGTCGGGTTGCCACTGAGATTCCGGATCGACAGCGTAAATCCGGTTGCGGTCACAGCTGAGGCCGCCGCCACATAACCCGCCGTGCCATGGTTCGCGGCGGTTACGACGTTGGGTGCGGCGGTAAACCGGCCCGCCGGAAAGGTGACCGCGCTTTGGGCGTTCGGAACGCCGCCCGGATAGGTGACACCCGCACTGCCGGACGCCGTAGCGCCGAGCTTGGACGCCATTGTCCGCATCGCCGCCGCGCCCTGCGCGACCGGGTCGGAATCGTCGGGGACGGTGAGCCCGCCGGAGTTGACGCTCGCCATGTCTATGCCGCCTCTCGCATCTGGTTGCCCCAGTACTGCTGCCAGGTGTGGGTGTCCGCCGACCACGGGTGCGCCGGGTCGAGCTGGGACCAGCGTGGGGACGCGTTGACCGCGGTGAGCCCCCAGCAGTCATCCCACCGGATGGCCGGGTCGAACTGGTTCCAATGCCAGGCCGGGTCGAGGTCGACCCACAACGCCGAGTAGCCGGTCATCCCGGACGGGCTGATCGTCATGTCGAGCAGCCACCGGCCGTCCTCGAAGCTGTAGGTGCCGCCTTCGAGGTAGGTGGACAGGGTGTCCCCGGCCGGGGTCCACGCGGGCAGGTCGACGAGCTGCAGCGGCAGCCCGATGCGGCGAGCCCCGTCGAGCAGGTCGAGCAGGCTGTCCCGGTCGGTGTCGCCGAACTCGACCGGGATCTTGGTGTCCCAGGTCAGGCCGGTGGCGTGCCAGCCGAGCGCGCGGGACCGGTTCAGCACCCGGTTCGCCACGTCGGAACCGTCCGCTTCGGAGATCAGTTGGGTGGTGACCGCCATCCGCCGGATGCCGTAGCCGAGCCCGCCGGCCGCGACCGGCGCCTCCGCGGTGTCGTCGACGACCTGGACGTGCCGCTCGGTTGGTGCGGGCTGGCCCTGGTCGTCGGTGGTCTGCTCCTGCCAGGTCAGGTCGACGCGGGTGATCACGTCGGCGACGTCTTGGGCCCAGTGCACCGGCTCCTCGAGCACGTCGCAGGCGGACAGGGTGACCCCGGACGCGGGCCGGGCGTTGCCGGTGATCACCACCAGCTGCACGACGGGGTCCCAGGCGAGCACGCCGAAGTTCTGCCGCTGCGCCGGGTCCTCGAACCACAGGTAGAAGCCGCGCGACCCGGAGAACGCGGACCACAGGATCGCGTCGCCGGTGGTGGCGAGCTCCTCAAGCAGCCCGTACACCGGTTGCGAGTCGACGTCGCGCCAAGTGACGTTGAGCGCGCCGATCGCCGCGTCGATGTCGACCGCGACCGGGATGGTGGCGAGCTGCCGGATCCGCGCCACCCGGGCGGTGATGGTCTGCACCGGCCACGGGACGTCGCCGATGTTGTCGTTGCCGAGGTCGACGGTCCAATCCGACGCGGTGACCGCCACCTCGACCGCGGCCGCGGTCTTGGACGCGTCGAGGTCGGTGATGCGGCCGGTGAACATGAGCACCCGGCGCACCGCGGCCGGCGGTGCCATCACCTTGAGCGTGTCGATCAGCGTCGTTGCCCAGTCGGCCCAGCTGCCGGGCGCGGCCGCCCACGTGCCTGTCGCGTCCGTCCAGTGCGCCAGCGTCACGCTGAGCGCCCCCCCGGCCCAGCCGTAGCCGACACCCTCGGCGACGGTCCACGTGCCGCTGACGGCGCGGTAGGCGGCCACGTTCGGCACGCTGACCGGGGTGCCTTCCGGGGTGCCGGTGTGGGTGGTGGGCGAGGCGAACATCGCAGCCTGCCAGGTGCCCCGCTGTCCCGGGCCGAGCCAGATCGACAGCCGCACCGTCCACGTCTCGCCGGCGGTGACGTTGGGGAGTGCGTTCCAGTCCGACGCGGTCGTCCCGTACGGGGCCGGCGGCACCCACACCGTGGAGGCCGACCCGGCCGTGGTGATCCGCAGCGCGCGGGTGCCGGTCGAGGCGCGCGCGTCGACGGCGGCCGACCCGCCGGCCACGTATACCCGCCCGGCCGGGTCGGCGGTCTCGAAGTCGCCGTCCACGGCGATATCGGCCGGCTGGGACGCGCTGCCGGTAGCGCCGGCGGCGTACACGTCCAACTGCCGGCCGACGTGCAGCAGCCCGAGGAAGTCCGCGTCCGCGCCCTTGTCGGCAACCGTCAGCGAGCAGGACGCCGCGTCGGGCTGGTCGGCGACGTTGTCCCGGCCCCAGGTCATGGACAGCCCGGACAACACCGTCGGGGTGGACGCCGCGAAGTCCGCGCCGGTGTCGGCGAGCCGGGTGCCTTCCACGTACACCTCGCAGGACACGCCCGCGTCGGACCCGGCGGCGCTCATGCGACACCGCCGACCGGGGCGCCGCGGCGCACCACCCCGTTGACGCGCCGCTCGCGCCGCTTGAGCACGGCCTCGAGCTTGCGGGCCACCATGTCCGGGTCGAACGCGTCGTGAATGTTGATGACGTACGTGTCCCCGCCGCCGCCGAGCTCGTCGCGGATCAGCGCACGCAGCATCGGCTCCGGCGCCACGATCTCCCGCCCCCGGCCCTCGCCGATCATGGCGAGCGTGGCCCGGTCGACGACGCCGCCGGCGGCGAGGGTGGGGATGTGCGGCATCGAGAACTCGAAGCCCTTGCCGGCGATGTGCAGGAACTTCGTGACCGCGTTGGTTGGGATCTTGACCGAGACGTGGATCTTGTTGAGCGTGTTCGCGATGCCGTTCCACATATCGATGATCGGCTTGCCGACGTGTTCCACAAGCCAGTCGTACGCGGCTTTAAACGGCTTGGTGATCGCGTCCTTCACCCCGGACAGCGCCTTCTCAATGCCGCCGACAACCCCGTCGAACATCTTCTTGATCGGCGACACGACGTACTTCGAGATCCAGTCCCACGCGTTCTTGAACGGGGTATAGATCGCGTTCGCCACCCCGGACAGCGCGCCGCCGATGGCGCTCACCACGGTCTTGAACCAGCCGATGATCGCCTTGATCGCGCCGGACACGGCGGTCACCGCGGCCTTCACCAGCGACGCCAGGGTGCGGTACCACCAGGTCAGCACCGACACGACCACGTTGATCACCGGCACCAGCAGCTTGATCGCGGTCACCAGCACGACCCCGATCAGCTTGGCGGCCAGGTTCACGATCGGCAGCAGCGGCACGATCGCGCTCAGCACCGCGCCGATCAGGGTGGCGATCGGCGGCAGCAGCGGCGCCAGTGCTTTGAGCGCCTGGCCGAGGATGTTGCCGATGATCGACGCGAACTGGCCGATGATCGGGATGATCGGCTGGATCGCGGCGACGATGGTGCCGAACGCGGCGGTGATCACCGGGAAGATCGGCGCCAGCGCCTTGAGCACCGGCATCAGCAGGGACGCGACGACCTGCACGATCGCGATGAACAGCGGCGCCAGCTTGGCCAGCAGGGGCGCGATCGCCCGGACCGCGGTGACCAGGATCTGCCCGATCAGCGGCGCCAGCGTGTTGATCACCGGGACGAGGGCTTTGATGACGGTGGTGAGCACCGGGCCGATCACCTTCGCCAGTTGCGCGATGACCGGGCCGAGCGCGGACATCGCGGACTTGAGTACCGGCCCGACCGCGGACACCAGCTGCTGCAGCAGCGGCAGGACCGCCGCGCCGATGGACTGCGCCATGTCTTCGAAGGAGCGTTTCGCGCGTTCCATCTGCCCCGGCAGGGTCTGCCCGGCCGCCTTCGCCGAGCCGCCGAACTCCTTCTGCAACTCCCCCATGATGATCTTCTGCGCGCCCATCGTGTTGCCGGACGCGACCATCGACTTGATCTGTTTCTTCTGTCCCTCGTCGAAGGACACCCCGACGCGGGTGAGCGCGCTGATCCCCTTGACCGGGTCGTTGAGGGCTTTGCCGAGCTGCACGGCGTACTTCGACGCGTCGCCGCCCATCTTCGCGGCCATGTCCGCGGTCATCTTGGTGGCCTGGTTGAAGATGTCGTTGCCCTTGCCGGCCGCGTTGCCGACCTTGGTGAACGTCAGCAGCAGCTTCTCCGAGGCGACGATGCTGTCGTCGGTCTGCCCCGAGTAGGACTGGATCGACCCGGCCAGCGACTCGAGCCCCTTCACGCTGACGTTGGCGGCGTTGCCGGTGGTCTTGATCCCGTTCGCCAGCTGCGCCTGCCCGGCCAGGAAATCGTTCTGCTCACCGATACCGGTCTTGAGCACCCCGACCACGGCGCCGAGCGCGGCACCGCCGGCCAGCGCGGCCGCGCCCTTCGCCATGCTGCCCAGCTTGGAGCCGGCCTTGGACGCGCCGGACGCCGCCTGACCGGTCGCGGACTCGACCCGGCCCAGCGTGGAGATCGCCTTCGCCGCCTCCGCGACGACCGCGATCTTGAGGACGGCGGCCACCGGTCACCGCCGCCGCTTGAGCAGTTCGGCGCGCCGCTCCAGGTAGCGGACCGCGGTGAACAGCGCCCGCGGGTCATCCAGCCACACGGTGTGCGCGACGCCGGTCTCCACGGCCAGCATGACGGCCAACATCCCTAGGCCGTCGTCGGAGTAGGGTCCGCTTCCGCGTCGACCGCCTCCAGGTCGTCGAGGTCCTCGATGTCGTCGAGCTGCTCGAGGAACACGTCGAACTTGACCGGCACGCCTTCGACGCGTTGCCGCAGGCACGCCTGGTGCAGCACCCGCATGCCGCGGGTGAGCTCACCCTCACCGTCCCGGTCGGCCTTGACCATGTCCACCGCGTTGGTGTTCAGATCGAACTTCTGCCCGGCCAGGACGAGCCGCACATGCCGGCGCACAGTTGCCATCGGGTCACGCTCCTTGCACGGTGTCGAGGATCGCCTGCACGTTCTCCTCGTACGCGGCCGACCACTGCGTGACCGTGTCGGTGGGGGCGTTGGTCAGGAACAGGGAGGCGCGGATGTTGTGCGCCGGCACCCCGTAGTTCTGCGGCCCCGCATAGGCGAGATCGGAACCGATCTCGACCTGTCCCGGTTCGGACGCCCACCGCACCGACGCGGCCAGCTGCCCGGTCTTGCGGGGCGCGGCCGCGGACGCGCGGGCGGCGATGATCCGCCCGGCCGCGGACTGCGCGTCGACCAGGTCGCCGAGCCGGCGCGCCGCGGCGCCGAGCGTCGACTCCAGCCGCGCCGCCCCCTGGACCTCGATCTCAGCCAACTAGGCCGCCGGGGACGCGTCGGCCGGGGCCGTGTCGCCCGCCGCCGCCGGCTCCTGCTCGGCCGGTGCCGCGGCCGCGCCGGCGCCGCCGGTGCCGGTGCCGAAGGCGAGGACCGGGTCGCCGACCAGGTCCCACTCGAAGTCGGACTGCATCGGCGTGCCGTAGTCGTCGGTCGACCCGAAGTCGATCGGGTCGATGATCACCGTGCCGGTGCAGGTCACCGCGGCCGCGGTGTTCGGCACGTACTCGAACGGCACCTGCTCACCCTTGTGCGTCCAGGAGAACCCGGTGATCCCGGCCTCGTCGGTGAGGTCCTGCAGGAACGTGCCGGCGAAGGTGGAGGTGTAGGTGCGTGAGCCGGGGACCTTGTCGCCGCACAGCACGGTGATGTCGTCGCTGGTGTCGTTGTCCCACGACACGACGCCGTTGATGAGCTGGCAGTCCAGGGTGAGCCCGGTGGTGTCGTCGCCGAGCTTGAGCGTGCCCGGCCCCAGCTTGGTGGTGTTCGGTGCCACGGTCGGCCTCCTAGGTGTTGACGTTGATCGTGAAGCGGAGCGCGGGCACCGAGGACTGGCCGACCGGCCAGGCCCAGTCCTGCACGTTGACGATCTGGCAGTAGGTCCACAGCGCGTCGGCGACGTCGTCGAGCAGCCGGTCGCCCTCGTCGACGGTGTCGTCGCGGTCCACGTTCGGCAGCGCCACCATGACGAACCAGGACGTGTTGAGGTGGCAGCCGTTGCGCCAGCTGGTCTGGTAGCGGACCGGCCAGGCGCAGCCGGGCAGCACCGCCGGCGGGGTGGTCCGGGACGGGCTGATCCCGTCGACCTTGCCGAGCACCTCGACGAGCTCGTCGCGGATCTGGCTGGAGCTGCTCACGCCAGCACCTGGATCCGCCACGGCCCCTCGTACCGGGCCACCTCCGCATCCCACGCGGGCAGGGTCGCCGCGCCGTACTCGGCGTCCGTGGCGACGATGCCGAGCGGGATCCCTTTCGCCGCGGCCGACCGGGCGATCCGGCGCAGCAGCGCCGCGTCGAGGGCCGGCTGTTCGGTGTCGGTGACCGTGCACAGCTCGGCTTGGGTGGCCTGCTCAGCGTCGAACAGCACCTGCAGCTCGTCGTCGGGCAGGACCGACGCGGGGACCTGGATCCACGCGCGGGCCTGCTCGAGCGTGACGGTGACAGTCACGGCGGCGACTACTTGCCGCCGTTCGTGGAGTCTGATCCGCTGCCCGCCGCCTGCGTGGTCTGCGTGTCGGTGGGTGCCGGCAGTCCGGTCGCGCGGACGAACCCGCCCGGGTCGACGACCACGAAGTCGGCGTAGCCGGCGTAGCCGACCATCTGCCCGAGCACGTCGGGCTCGTCGACGGTGATGAACCCGTCCAGGTCCTCCCAGTACTCGGCGAGCGCGGCCGCGCCGACGATGAGCGTCTGCGCCGCGAACTGCGGGTCCAGCACCGGGCGCAGGCCGAGTACGTCACCGCCGCCGGTGAGCGGCAGGTTGTACGCCTTCGCGCCGCTGGTGATCGTCGACGCGCCGAGCCCGGCCCACACGTCCGGGCTCATCCAGATCGTGTCGACGACGGCGCCGCTGGCGTTGGCCGCGACCGTGCCCACCGCTTTGCGCAGGAACGCCTCGACCGCGGCCGGGGTGTAGTCGGCCAGCGCCGCCTCGACCGCGATGTCGGCGGGGAACTCGGTGCACGCGGCCGCGTCGGTGCGTTGCGCGTACACCCTCGTGAAGTCGTCGAACAGGACTTGCAGGATGCTCGGCTGGGTCCAGCGCAGGTCCTGCCGGGACACGTTGACGTGCCCGGCGTACGTGTCCAGCGCCACCGGCACCGAGTCGATGGTCATCTGCCGGGACGCGGTCGGCTGCTTCTCCGCCGCCTGCTTCTGCACGTCCACATGCTGGGTGATCTTGGGCCGGTCGAACTTCGGCGCGGTCGCCGGCCGGTTCGGCACCGACGCGATCAACGGCCGGGTCGCCGGCAGGCTGTTGATCAGCGGCCCGACCAGCGGCCGCGGGATGATGCCCGGGTTGTCGGCGGTGGTCTGGTTCGCGGTGGCCCGCTCGATCTTCTCGATCGCCTCCGGGTCCTTGTTCACCACGGCCCGGTGCAGGGTCATCGCGTAGTGACCCGCGGTGGGGAAGTCCTTGGTGATGTCGTACTCGCCGCCGCCGTCCGGCTTGGACCGCAGCAGCACCGGCGCCGGCCGCACCTTCGCCCGCGCCTCAAGCACCCGGTTGGTGCGGTCCTCAAGCGCCTGGTGATGCTCGATCACCTTGGTCAGCTCGTCGCGGCGCTTGTCCGCACGGTCGATCGTGGCGTTCTCGTCATCGGTGAGGTCGCGGTCCTCGGCCGCGGCCCGCTCGATGATCTCGGTGTTCGCGGCGGTGATCTCGTCGAACTCGGCGTTGAGCCGGTCCAGGTATGCACCCATCATGGGCCTCCGGGCAGACAGCGGTGGACGGTGTCTGGCCGGGTGTCGGCTCGCCCGGGTGTCGGCTCTCAGGCCGGGTGTCGGGTCGTTTCAGGCCGGGTGTCGGCGCTACGACGTGCGAGTCAGACGATAACCCTTCTCCGCCCACCTGGCACGCACCGCGTCCAACCGGGGTGTCGGGTCCGCCGGGATCAGCACATGCTCCCGCGACACCAGCACCCCCGCCCCTGCGTATTGCGGGCTCGCGGTCGCCGCGATGTGGTGCAGCTGGCACTGTTCACGCACGGTCACGACCCGGCCGCCGCGTCTGACCTCGCGGGTCTTGCGTACGGTCGCGGACACCGACCAGCCGACCAGGTCACCCGAGCGGGCCTCCTCGGCCAGTGGATGGTCCCGGTTGAGTTTGAACTCGGCCCACAGCCCCTCGTCACGTTCGGCCAGGTGCACGCACCGGCCCAGGAACCGGTCCCGGTCCACTTCACCGTGGCCGTGCCGCAACTGGACCCAGCCGAACGGGTGACCGCGGCAGTCCCGCTCGAACGCGCCATACGCGATCTCCTCGACGTAGGACGTCACCCCCCGGTCGTCGGAAACCACCTGCTCCCGGCCGTAGGGCATCGCGATCCCGCCGACCGTCCACCCGTCCCCGACCGGTTCCATCGCCGTGTCCGGCATCGACCGGCAGATCACCAGCTCGCTCACCCGGTCACCTCCTGCGGTGTCAGTTCCGGCGTCCCCGCCGGCGTCGTCCCCTCGGCCTCGATCGATGCCAGCGGCGGCCGGCCGATCATCGCCCGCGCCTCGTCCACCGCCACGATCCCGGCGCCGACGTACCCGGTCAGCACCTCCTCGGTGGTGCGCTGGTCCGCGCGCATCCGGCCCGCGTAGTTCCACGCCACCGACGTGCCCCGCGGCATCAACCACTTCGTGAACGATTCCGACAACGGCCGCGCCCACCGGTCCACCGAATCCCGCACGAAATCGATGTCGGCGGTCTCCACGTTCTGGTACGTCATTTGAGGTCCCGACAGCCCCAGCTTCCACGCCGGGATCCCGAGCAGCATCGCCACCAGCGCCGCGTCCCACTGCCGCGACTGCACCAGCTGCGCCTGCTCCGCGTTGGACACCAGCGGGGTCAGCACGTACCCGGTCGGCAGGATCACCGGCTCCCGCGTCGAGGTCATCTCCCGCCACTTCGCCTTGAGCTGATCACCCTGCTCCTGGGTCAGCGCGGTCGGCGACTGCAGCACCGCCGGCGGCAACGCCCCACCCGCGAAGTAGGAGCTCGCGTGCTGCTCCGCGGCGACCGCCCCACCCAACCAGGCCCCGTACTGCGCGAGCACGCCGCGGCCCATGATCTCCCCGGACCGGTTGCCCGCCGACACGTACAGCACCTCGTCCGCGGACAGCGTCACCCCGGCGACCGTCCACCACCACTCGAACGAGGTCGGGTCCTGCAGGATCCACACGTCGTCCGCGGCGATCGGCACCAGCCACCCGGCCCGGCCGGTGCGGAAGTCCACGTCCCCGTACAGCGCCAGATGTACGCCGTACAGCACCAGGTCCTCCACCGCGGCCCACCGGTAATGCCACGGCGTGGTCAGCGGGTCCGGGTCGGTGAGCACCGCCGGCTGGTCCGGCAGCCGCACGTTCACCCCCAGATCCGCGTCCCAGCGTTGCGCGTACCAGTCCGTCGAGGCGACCGCGTTCGCGAGCAGGTTCAACCCACGGCCGAACGGCGGCAACCCCAACGCCTCGGTCTCGGTCGCCGGCCACGGCGCCGGCGGCGGCACCCAGTCCCCCAGCAGCCACGCGAACTCCCCCCGCCCCCGCAGCCGCGACCGGCACCCGGCCACCCGCGTCCCCAGCCCGCCGGTACGCAGCCGCGGCGACGAGACCAGCCGCGCCACCTGACCACGACTCGCCATCCACGCCTCCCACTCAGAAAACGAAGAAATCGGGGACCTGCGCGGCGGGCAGCTCGGCCGCGGCCGCGACCGCCCACGCCGCGCAGCGCAGCAGATCACTGCGCCCCGACCTCGGCGACAAGATCAGCCCGCCGGCGCGGGACGCGGTCACCCGCGCCGCACCCACCTGCCCCGTCAGATCCCGACCGCCGTCATGCACCAGCCGGCCCGCCACCACCAGCTCCCGCAACATCGGCAACCCCGCCGACGTGTCCGCCGCACCCATCCGCTCCACCTCGCCGAGAGCCGCGATCGCCGCGTCACGCAGCAACTGCGCCCCGACCAGCAGCCGCGACCCGGCATGCGCCGACACCTGCCACGCCACCCACGCCGCCGCCCGAGCCCGCGACTCGAACAGCTGCCCCGACACAAGCACCCGCCCGTCACCGAGCCGGGCCGCAACCAGCGCCGCCGCGCCGGCCCCGCCCCAGTCATCCACCGCCAACACCACCGGCCCCGCCGGCACCGGCACCCGCAGATCCGCCGCGCCCGCCCACACCTGCCCATCCACCAGCGGCACCACCGTCGCAGCTGACTGCGCCGCCGACCGCGCCGGCCACACGTTGAGGTACTGCGCGCGGAACGACTCCACCGGATCCGGCTCGCCCACCACCGGCAGCGGCGCAGACCGCGTAGCCGCCAACGCCGTACGGATCAGGTCCTCACGATCCGCCGACCACCACGGCGACGCCGCCCGCCACCCCGACTCATCACCCGGATCCGCAGCCGCAGACCACTCGATCAGCAACGCCGACCCCGGACTGTCCAGCTCACCCAACGCCGCCGCACGCCGCGCCAGGAACAGCGACGTCGACTGCGGATGCGCCGTCGACGCCAACACCAGCTGCGGCTGCAGCCGCGCCAACATCGTCGGCGCCATACCGTCGTCGATCACATCCGCAGCGATCCCCCACGCCTCATCCGCCAACGCCAGCGACGCCGAATAGCCATAGACACCCCTCGTCGCCCGCAGCAGCCACCGGCCGCCGTCCGGACCCGACACCTCCTCGCGCCCATTCGACTCCACCACCCGGTACCCAGCCGCCCGGCGACTACGCGCCCACGCCTTCGCCGACCGCTGCGTATCCCGCATGATCTGCAGATCCCGCGCCGTATGCAGCACCGTCTGCGGCTCCCCGAACAGGTCCGCCCGGTGCATCCGCCACAGCGCCAACGCCCGCAGCAAAGTTGACTTCCCCACCTGACGCGCCACCGTCAACAGCACCGACCGCCACACCAGCACCCCGGCTGCGTCGTACTCAAGCAGCCGGTACACCACTAGCCGCTGCCACCACAGCAGCACGATCCCAGCCTCGCCGGCCAACCACTCGACAGCCCCTGCGCCATATGAACCCGTCGCCGCCGGGTGCGGACCCGTCATGTACCGCGGCCACCGAGCGTCCTCGGGGATGTTCCGCAACTCGGCGAGCCATTCGCAGCGATCCCAGCATGGATCCGGCGCATCCGGGCCGATCCCGGCGGATTCTGATTCTGAGGGATTTTCGCCCATGGCTGAGCCATTCGCGCCGCCAGCCTCCAGAAAAACCGGCCCCCCTCGCGGTGTGTCCTTCGCGCGTCGGTTGCATTCGCGGTGCTCTGGTCGTGCGTCGGCGTCGCTTCCGCCGTGTGACCAGGGCAGGTCGTGGCCTAGATCCCACGGCGTGTGTGGGTCGATGGGTAGGCCGCAGCGTGCGCAGTTGATGCCGCCGGCGGTGACGATCGGTGCCCAGTGTTTGCGCAGTCGGTTCCACGATGCCGAGTGTGCGGTGCGGTCTGCGCGGGCGGCGGTCATGCGTCGTCCTCGTCGCCGTGGACGGCGAGGTAGGTGAGCATGCCATGCAGGATGGTGGTGTCGTTGCGGGCGAACCCGAGCGCGTTGTTGCACATCTGGCAGATGAGTCCGCGTACGCATTCCCCGCAGCTGTGCGCGCCGGGGCAGCAGTCATGGTCGTGGTCGACGACGAGCAGTGAGCCGACTCGGCCAGTGATCGGGTGCTTGATCTTTGTGACGATGTCGACGCCGCAGATCTCGCACGTCGGGTCGGTGATCAGTCGCTGCGCGAGATGGTGCGGGACGCGGTGGCGGCGCAGCCGCTGGGTGAGGTGGCGGATCGGTTCGGTGCAGGTGCTGCACACGTACGGCCAGGTGGTGCCGGTGGGTGTCTGTGTGGCCGGCTTACCGCACCATGCGCA